AGGCCAGCAACCGCAGCAGTGAAGCCCCTAATCAGATCGATTTCGGTGCAACTATGAAAGCGGCGCTGGATAAGATCAGCGAGACGCAGACCACCGCCCGCACCCAGGCGCAGGATTTTGAGATGGGGAAACCGGGTATCGCGCTTAATGACGTGATGGTCGATCTGCAGAAATCGTCCATCTCAATGCAGATGGGTATTCAGGTCAGGAACAAGCTGGTGTCGGCGTATAGTGAAATTATGAATATGCAGGTTTAGACGGGTAACTATCTGAAGCTGTTGAGGTTTATCATACTGCCACTTTGGTGGAGCACGTATGTAGCACAAGATCGCTCATTTTCGTGTTGATGAGCGATAGCTGGTCAGTGTTGTTCTCTGACATCCAGGCGCCATAAACCCGGTACACCATCTGCGCATCGGAATGACCCATTTGCGATGCGACGTAGTTCGGGTTGGCGCCTGCTGAGAGAGCCCAGCATGCGAACGTATGACGTGACTGATAGGCTTTCCGGTGACGGAGGCCTGCACGCCTGAGTGCGCTGGTCCATATCTGCCCGAGTGACTCTGTTGAGTAATAGGCTCCCGATCGGCCATTAACTGCGTTCACGCTGGGATTGAACACGAATGTCTTCTGCTCCTCGATTCGCTCGCCATACTCCCTGGTATGAAAAGTGACAGAGGACTGTGGATACATTCGCGTCAACTCTCGCTGGTCACGCAGGATATCGACCGCTGCATCCATCAGGCATATGACACGGTTTCCCGCTTCCGTCTTCGGCGGCGTGAACAAGCCCTGTGGCGTGAGGTTACGGCTGACTGTCAGCTTCTTCGCGTCAAGGTCAATGTCCTCCCATGCCAGCGCGCATATCTCGCCATGCCGTAACCCCGTCAGGATGGCAAGGGACCACATGTTTGCCGTCTGGCGTGTTGAGCATGCCGCGATGAGGCGAGGGTACTCTTCCCTCGTGATCGGGTCAGGCCGCTTATTGGACTTCTTCAGAGGCTTGATGCCAATCATCGGGTTTGCCTCTATATACCCGTTGCCATGAGCAAAGGCGAAGATAGCTTTCAGGTCTGCCATGCTGGAGTTTACCGTGGCCGCCGTCCTCCCTTTCTTTTCTATATTCATCTTCCTGCCCGTAAAGTAGCTGCCACTGAGAAGCTCGATGCGCAGGTTGAGCAGGTCCTTCTGCATGACCGACCTGATATCCTTTCCGTTACCGATGATATCCAGCGTCACCCTGACGCGACGTTCTGTCGTGACATAAGAGCTGTTGGCCCAGTCAGGCTTTTTGAGCTTCAGCCATAAATCCGCCACATCCCTGATAGCCACCGAATTTGAAGAGCCAGCCTCGTTCTTAAATAGTGGTGAATCAGGAAACTCACTCCGGTAATCAAACGTCCCTGTCTTAATGCGGTAGACGATGTTGCTACGCAGTTCGCCAGCCATCTTCCTGTTTTTGAGTGTATCGGGAACGCCGATCGCCTCCCACCGCCTTTGCCCCTCATACATGAACCAGATTCGAAGGTGGTTCTTGTTGGGAGCCACTCCTGTCGGATATCCAGACATATGCCTTCTCCTGTTGAAATGGATCTGCATTTAAGCAGATTTCTTCCTGGCAATCGCTGCCGGCTGGTTATCAATCCACTTCTCGATCGCCTTCCAGTCGTAAAAGCACATGCTGTTATCCCGCGGCGCGCCATCAGGGGAGACGTGTTTGTATTCGCGACCTTCCATCCATGAAACCTCGCGGGCAGTTTTGATGGTGTTCTTTTTCATGCCAGTGATAGTCATCAGCACGGACTCAGATACCCATTTGCTCGGCATCAGCTGAACAACGTTTTCCATATCTACTCCTTTGGCGGTCAGAGCCACGCAATAATTAGGGCAATAAAAAGGGCTAGGTTAGTTAAGAGCTCGCCCTGGGTGATGTCGTCGCAGGTGGTGGTCATGCTGCAGGCTTCAGGAAGAGAATCCAGTGCGTCTTATCACCCTTGCCGGTTCGCTGCCAGATGGTTGGCTTTTGGTCGGTCAGTGCGATGACTTTACTGACCGGTATCTGTGTCTCATTCCATTTAAAAATCAGCGTGCCGTGTGGCCGCAATACCCGGAAAGCCTCACTGAAACCAGCGCGTATATCGTCGCGCCAGTTCTGCTTATCCAGCGCACCATACTTTTTACGCATCCAGCCGTTCTCTCCGGCGCGGTCGAGGTGAGGCGGGTCAAAAACTACCTGAGCAAAGCTGCAATCAGGGAACGGCAGGGCGCGAAAATCGGCTATTACATCCGGGTTGATGTGCAGGTTTCGCCCATCACAAAGCGTGTGCTGCTCATTACGGATGTCGGTGAATAAGGCCCGAGAATCAGTCTTATCCAGCCAGAACATGCGAGAGCCGCAGCACATATCGAGGATTGGCTGTTCCATCACTCCACCTCCGGCGCTGCTGCCAGCATGGCTTCATAGGCATTGCCCAATCGAGACAGACCATCCATAAACTGATCGCCGGCAGCTATCATCTCCTCTGTTGGTTCAACCGGCACCAATCTCCAGCCTTCCGGCATCAGCTTAGCTAGGCTGACGGCGGGTGCGGGGCGGGTGAATAGCTCCATGCCGGTGTTTAGCTCAGCAACCACTAAGTCGGGACGCATATCCACAAAGCACTGATAGTGCCTCAACCCTTCTTTGCCTATCGCCATCTCCATGCGGGCAACGCCAACAGCCTGCTGATTCTGCAGTTCTGCCAGCCTCGCCTCTGCTGCTTCAAGCTTTTCAATCAGCTCAAGAATAACGCCGTCCTTAAGGTCGGGGTTTTTCTGAGCCTGACATGATTGCTTCAATCGCTGGACGTTCATCGTTCCACCTCCACGCGCTTAAACTCAATGACCCACACCCACGGGTTAGCCTGCCAGCTGTCAGCGCCGTAGATGGATGCCCACAATCTCTGGAATGCCACTTTAGCTGTGGCAAAGTCGCCTTTTGGCGTTAGGTATGTGTCAGGATAATCAGGCAACAGATCACCAGCTGGTGGCACTCCTTCCGCTACTGAATCGTGCTCACTGATATCCTGCAACCGCTCCACACGAACGCCGGTAATCTCCAGCGTTATGCGGGAAGCCCAGCGCGGCATGTGAATTGAAGGCGTCCACTTATCGACCACGGCTGGCTTAATGCATTTCTCAATTGGCACGCGGTGCGTCTGCTGCGTCCAGCTCTGCTGCTCACTGGCTTTATAAACCAGTGTGGCCACGTCAGTTGCCCGGCTATGAACCCGGAATGCTTCACGCACCCACAGGCGATCACCTACAGCACCAAGCGGGCACAGAGTGGCAGCAAGGCGACAGCCAACATAGCTCACCGCGCCACCTTTACCGCGAACAACCGGATTTTGCATTCCACGCTCATGGTCCAGCTTGATGATCCGGCGCGTCTGCGTCTTTCTGCCGTCGAGAACTGCACGGACCATGTCGGCGTTAAAGATGATTGGGCGCTCACGCATCTTCTTCATCCTCTTCCACAGCTTCAATTTCGGTGCCATCGTAAGCAGCCTTGACGCTATTGGCTGCCGCGATAATGGTGTTGAACTGGTCAGCGTCTACTGTCACGCCGGGATACTGGCGAGAGACTTCAAAACTGATTGCAGTAACCAGCTTCATCTGGTCGATGCGGATAATGGTTTTCATCACTCACCATCCTTACCAGTCAGCAAATGATATGGAACGCCGGGAGCATTCAGTTCGGCATAAGCAACAATCTCACCGCAATCCCAGCCCAGATAATAGGTTGAGAAATCTTCATGGCAGAAAGTCTGATGCCAGCCCACAGGCCAGTAGGGTTCACCGTCAGGTGTGTACAGCTCACAATCGGCACTATCATCTTCGTCATTATCTTCAGGCTCTGGCTGGTTGAACCATACGGCCTGTGTAACATAGAGCTGACCATTGCCATTACTGCGATAACAAACCCAATAGAGCGCACTCTCGCCTAGCTCATGAACCGGCTGACCGTCTTTGCTTACCTGCCGCCATTTGATAGCCAGCTTCGCCTCAGCTGCTTCTGCTCGCTGCTCCAGCCCCGTAAGACGATCCGTCACTGCCTGACGGATTTTGTTGATTTCATCCTGGGCGTCTTCTTCGCTGCTTACTTCACGAACATCGACACATGACAGACAAAGCCAGTCAACAAACTGGTTCGCAGGGAAATCTTTGATTCTTTCGCTTAATGGTTTCATGACACCACCTTGAGGGTTACCGTGCGTGTGCGTAGCAAATCCATTTCCATTTGGGAAATGATGTTGACCGCGTGTGAAATGCCAGGCTGCTGGTGGTTACCCAATGTGGCTACAGCGCGGCGTGCTTCCCCGAGAGCCTCACCACGGAGCGTGCGAATCCACTGGTCACATGCTGGGGTGGCTAACGCTGCGTTCAGGTCATCAATCAGGGTCATGTCAGCCCCGGCAGCCTGAAGCGCGGTAATGGTGTCTGGCAGCACGCTGTTGATGCGCAGAACTTCTGCAGCCATCAGATTGGCGCGAACGGTGGCGACGTCGAGACGCGACGACAGCTCAGTCACCATCTTTGCCATTTCGATCAGAGGAGTATCCATCCCGATGTTCTTAGCGAACTGGTGGCCGGCAGCGACGACTTCTTTATTCGATTTGAAATGATGCATGTCATCGCCCTCAGTGAATGGTGATGGTGCTGTTAAGGCGCTCAGCTTCGTTCTGCGCCTTAATTGGATTGGTGACTACAGAGCCGTCAGGCATAATCCAGCCGTTCAGGATATGGCTGTAGGGCAGGGTGATAATGCCTACGGTGATATGGTCGTTTGGCTTTTCCATGAATCTCTCCACACACGATTTTTGGTTGCATGAATCCCTTGCCAGTGATGGCAATAAAAAGCTTTTTGGATTCGTTTAAGTTGGCTGGTGAGCTACTGCAATAACCCACAGCCCGATTACTCCACACATTTGAAAGGTTGTTGCGGTGCCGGGGGCCTCCCGGTGCTCTGGTCAGACTGACAGACACCAGAGCGGAGACTCTTAGACTGTATGCAGTTTTTGTCAGTCTTCCGCGTGCGCTGGCCGCATTCACCACAACGGTTGAGAGCACTGGCTAACCAGGCACGTGGTGTCCTTTGCTATTCACCACTCAATGCTCTCACCGTTGTGTGCTGACCTCCCAGCCAGCTTGGTTCGGGTAACACGCTAACGTGATTTACGAACTGGCAGACTTTTACGGTGCTGCCCCCGATGTTGTGGCGACCGGTGCTGATCTCCGGCATTTGCAGATAGAGTCAAATAGGTGCGTGGAACTATCAACTCACCCACGCATCAGCCTGCGTATTCACCACAACGAAAAGGACACTTACTCCACGTCTCTAAAGCGTTCGAAAACACCCGCTTTGCAAATGCCCTTATCGTTGTGAAAAAAGGCGGTTAAACAAACCTTCATGAGTAACCGCCAACACAGCAATTCTGTACTCTTAAAACACTGGTCCAAGAACCACGTTTTCAACATCACACCGCACACTCACTACACCTGCATCACCACAGCAGATCACATCGGCATCCGGGAAGAGACGCAGAAAGGTAATCAGGTCCCGAACCATTGTATTCGACATGTTCTTAATCATTTTCACAGCACCGCCCTCACACCACTGCAACTTGCTTAGCGAATCATCCCGATCTTCTTACGCCTCGGGCGGCTACTTCGTGGTCGTCCTGCCTGTTCGCTGTTGATGTGCTAATTAAACTATATGTTTATAATAACGTCAACCTTAGGTTGATAAATATTTTGTTTATGTTCTGCGTTGTTTCTTTTTTGCGGATTTTAGGCACAAAAAAACCGGCTTTCGCCGGCTTAATTTATTTTGAATCTCTTTACTCTTTCGCTACATCATCAGCAGATATAAAGCGCGTTGCTTTGATGATACCTGACACAAAATGGACCCTATCAACCTGGTCAGCTGTGAGGGTGAAAGGTTTGTGATCGTTGTTAATGCTGGTAAATTGATAGTCACCCCCTCTGTTGTAGTTGAGGATTTTTATCATGTTGTGTCCATCCTTAGTCCTGATGAACACTTCATCGCCGGGAGCCACTTTTGTTCCTGGCTCTATGACAACGAACTCGCCAGATTGAATGCGCGGCCACATGCTATCGCCACGAACCCTAACCCCATAAGCTGATTTATCATCGCTGTAAATGCGCAGCCAACCCGCGTGAAACTCCATCATATCTATCAGACCGTCCATTCCCAAAACGGCATCTCCTATCACAGGGATTAGACCGTCACGCATCTTGCCAATCACATCTGCCTCTGATGGCAGTGGAAGCTTGGAGCTTCCCAGAGCAGCTTTGGAATTCTGTGAGGTAACCGCAGTGTTTAAATCTTCTTCTTCACCCAATAGCCATGAAAGAGGCAACTGAGTAGCCGCAGAAATTTTGATAGCAGAATCCTTGCCCATTTCCCCGCGCTTGAACCAGTTGTTCACCGCTTGAGGTGAGACCTCTGCAATCCTTGCGAGATGCGCCTTGCTAAAACCTGTCACCTGGAGAATTTCGTCCAGTCTATTTGCCTTGCTCATAAACATCATCGCACCGTTCAATTACCAATCCGGATTGTAAACGTTATGTTTATATGAATCTATAAACCAAAAGTTGACTTGAGTATAAACTTATTGTTTAATGTCTCTGTCGAATATAAACCGGAGATAACCGATGGAAGCATTAACCAAAGCTATTGAAGCTGCAGGCTCAGCCCGCGCATTGGCTTTAAAGCTTGGCGTTTCTCCAATGACCGTAAGTTACTGGCAAAGCCGTTCAGCTGGCATGGTTCCAGCAGAGCGCGTAATCAGCATCTTTCAGGTTACTGGCGTAACACCTCATGAGTTGAGGCCAGATATTTACCCGAGCCCGTCCGATGGTATGGCGGATTTTAAGTGAGTTTAACAACCTGCATAACTACCTTAGGGAAATGCAAATGGTAGACACAATCAACACAGCAATTCGACTGATGTGCAAAGCACATAAAGCGGGTCGTTTAGGTATGGCCGATGACTTAGGCATGACCATCGATCAGTTTCACAACCACATGTATCGCAAGTGTGGCAGTCGTTTCTTCACTCTGGACGAACTCATGAAGATGGAAGATTTATCCGGCACGGCATGCCTGGCAGACTTTTTCGCGACACGTCACGGAAAGTTGCTGGTGGATGTCTCTGCAGTTAATGAGGTGGATAAGGTCGATCTGTATGACATCGAGATGAAAGCGAGCGCAGCAGCTGGTGAGTTGGCTATAGCAAAGATCGCCGCAGCTTCTGACGGTGTGATCGATAACCATGAACGCAAAACCTTATCCGCACTGTTCCACAAAAAAATGCGTCACCAGATTCACGGCTTCTTGGGTTTTATGGCGCTGTATGGCGTCGGTGTTGCTGAGCATTCGGTGGATATGTTCGTGGCGAACGGCAGGAAAATCGATGCATCAGGCATGCAAATTGAAGTGCAGGACATTTGAAAATGAAAAAGTTTTTAAGCCCCAAAAAAGTGACACCCGCAGGATTGCAGTCCCCGGGTGTCTGTCGCGATTTTATCAACGTGTGTGGAGAATCAATCGCATGTCCATTGTAAGCCAAAATAGAGCGGTTGGGCAATTCCGTTGCCGCGTTATCGGTGGCGTCCGTGTCTATGAGCAAATCATACCGGTGACTGGTGGCCCTAACAACTACCAGACAACCACGCGTTTGGTAGTTGAGTCCGCCTGGGAAAATTTCTACAGCCGAACGGCGCAGTCGAGGGTGATCTGATGGAAAACGAGATCATTAAACCTTGGGTGGAAAGATTTAAGGACCATCGCGGCGTGGTAGTAGAGACCGTTGGTGTAGATGTTGTTAATCACCGCGTAATTTACATGCGTCCCAACTATCCACATCCCTGCATGCAGCCCCGCGCTTTGTTCAGCCAGAAGTTCAGGAAGGTGGCGTCATGAGTTTGTTGCTGAAGGTTAAGCCATTGGTTATCAGCCCCGAACTAGCGCAGCGTATTGGCCTCAATGAAGCCATCGTGCTGCAGCAGATTTGTTACTGGCTGGAAGACACCACGTCAGGCGTTGAGCATGCGGGCCGTCGCTGGGTTTATAACACTATCGAAGAGTGGACTAATCAGTTCCCGTTCTGGTCTGAGAAGACTGTGAAAAGGGCGCTCACGTCGTTAAAGGCGCATGGACTCATTTATGTCGAGCAGCTGAAGAAAACACAGCATGATCGTACTAATTTTTATTCGATTAACCACTCAAACCCTCTGCTGGCCGATAAGGACAAATTGACCCCATCGAAGAAGACAAATTGTCCTCATCGAGAAGGGCAATCTGTCCCTATGGATAAGGTCAACTTGTCCCAATCCATAGGGTCAACTTGTCCCACTCTTACAGAGATTACAACAGAGAATACTACAGAGATTACAACAACCCCTTCTTGTCAGGTTGCGTCGCAACCAGACGATGAGTGGTCAATTATCAATCGCTCTCGTCAAGTTTTACGCCACCTGAACAAAATCACCGGCGCAAAGCACACCGAAGCGCAGTCGTCGATGGGTCACATTAAGTCCCGCCTGAAAGACTCGTTCACGGTGGAAGAGCTTTGTCTGGTGGTGGATTACAAACACACCCACTGGGAAGGCACCGAGGAGTACCAGTACATGCGCCCCAAAACCCTGTTCATACCCGGCAACCTTCCTGGCTATCTGCAGTCTGCTGCCAAATGGGATAAGGCCGGTCGCCCGCCGCGCTCTGAATGGAATGCTCTGAAGCGCAACATGCAGCGGGATATCACTGTCATTCCGCAGCCTGACAGCTCAGTGCCTCACGGCTTTCGCGGTTAACAGGAGAATAATCATGATCAACCACGAATCAAAAATTCTTGAACTGATTACCCGCAATGGCCCGCTGAAGGTGCGCGAACTCTGCAAGCTGACTGGACTGCATGAGACCTCTGTGAAGCGTTTTATCAAACCGCTGTTCACTAAGGGTCTGCTTAAGCGGGCAAGCGACTGGAGCTACTTAATTAACACCGACCCATTGCCGGTTGAGAGCGAAAGATACAGCCACAAGGCTAAGCAAGCCGCCGAACTGGAGAGCAAAGGGTTCTGGCTACGTGCCGCGCAGGTCTGGCGTGAAGCGATGCTGGTGGCGAAGTTCGACGCCTCACGCAACGAAGCCAAAGAGAACTGCGACCGCTGCGCTGTGAAGGGCTCGCTCAACTGTGGCAGCTATGGCGGACTTGATACCGGCCGCATCATTTCAGCCAGCGTGAACAGGGATTTGTTATGAGAGCGCACCTGAAGAACCACTACCAACGCAATGAGATTTTCTACCAGGCCATCCGCACAGCATTAGTGATGATTGCCGCCCTGATTTTTGTCCTGACATGGGAGCTGACCACAGCATGAGTACTTTAGCGCGCATTTACGACGATAAGAAAAACAGCGACACCGATATCACCACCCGTAAAACCTACCTGCTGGGCGTTGATGAGCTGTATGTTGAAACTAATTACAACATTCGTGATATCGATCAGACCCATGTCGAGGAGTTCCGAGACGCCTTTATAGCTGGTGAGCATGTGCCTCCGCTGGCTGTTAAGGTCACTGAGAAGGGCATCAAGATTATCGACGGCCACCACCGCTATTACGGTGCGAAGCTGGCTCAGGAAGCGGGCTACACCCTGCGCCTTGAGTGTAAGGACTTCGTGGGTAGTGAAGCTGACAGCGTGGCGTTCATGGTCACCAGTAGCCAGGGGCGTGCTCTGTTGCCACTGGAACGTGCAGCTGCCTATCAGCGCCTTGTGAATCAGGGTTTAGAGCCAGCTGAGATTGCCGCCAAGGTGAAGCGTTCGATCACCGATGTAGAACAGCACCTCCAGCTGCTGACCGTTGGCGAACCGCTGATTGAGATGGTGAAGTCTGGCGAAGTGGCCGCGACAACCGCAGTAGCCCTGCAGCGTGAGCATGGCGTGAAAGCATCATCAGTAGCGCAGGAGCAGATGCAGAAGGCTAAAGCCGCTGGCAAGAAGAAGCTGACCCGCTCAGCAGCCATCGTATCACCGGTAAAACTGCGCGAAAGAATCCGTGCAGAGCACGCGGCATGGTCACAGGAAACATTCGGAGATGTAGGCCCGATTGGTCCTCTTAAGCACCTGGCTAAAGAAGCGATGGAAGCAGCCGAAGCACCTGACGACCTGTCGGAATGGGCTGACCTTCAGTTTCTGCTGTGGGATGCAATGCGACGCGCCGGTATTACCGAGGAAGAGCTTAACGCTGCGATGGCATTGAAGCTCAGCGTCAACAAGGCCCGTAAGTGGCCCGAACCTAAAGACGGTGAGCCGCGTGAGCATCTGAAGGCTGATAGCGAAGAAGGTGCTCAGTCTGAAAAAGACTATGGCGATGATCTGCCACTGCTGAAGCACGAAATCCTTGAGCAAAGCGGTGTTGAGGTGTGGGCCTGCGTTATCGCCGCGTTCAAAATGAAAGCTGAGTACACCTACAGCGAATCCAAGTGGGCGCACACCTGGGCGGCAGACTCTGTAGAGAACCCTACCTGTGTGACAGTACCAGCAGAGACGATTGCCAGTGCCGTTCGTCTCATCAAACAGCACCAGGACGATCTTGAACTGAAGTTGTGGCTGTCAGAGCAGCACGATGATGCAGACGTTGCTGCTGAGCAGCTGATGCGCTTCTCAGCAGTATTGTCAGAGATTCGCCAGGATCAGCCCTGCACGGTTCAGGAATTTATCGCGCTGGTGGAGCAGACCAACCGTGACTGCTGGACAAACATCCGCATGCTGCGTCAGGCAGTCCGTGAGGTGGTTGGTCAGAGGACTATCCCTGATATGGGAGATAGTGCGGCATGAAGTTAACCCTCCCGTTCCCGCCAAGCGTAAACACGTACTGGCGTAACACCAGACAGGGAGTATTGATCAGCGCCTCCGGGCGCTGTTTCCGCTCCAATTCCCTCGCCGCCGTCCTGGAGCAACTTAAGCGCCGACCACAGCTGATTACAGTGAACGTGCAGGTTAGCGTGTTGCTGTTCCCGCCAGATAAGCGCCAGCGCGACCTTGATAACTACCTCAAAGCCCTGTTCGACAGCCTCACTCATGCCGGTATATGGGGCGATGACAAGCAGATTAAGCGATTCGCTGTAGAGTGGGGTCCGGTAACCAAAGGCGGTAAGTCGGAGGTGGTAATCAGCGAGTTTGAGCCGGTAGCGGCATAGGTCCGCAACTGGTTACATGAACAGTAAAATTGGGTATAGTGAGTGCTGTACTGGTGATTGCAGTCGCCGTACCAAGGTTGGTCCCGCTCACTTGCAGGTGATGGGGCGGGGCCATTTAAAAATGTTGTTCCAGTGTGTGGAGAGGTCAAAATGCTGAATCAATCAGCGGGTGCTATTGCGCCTGTAGTCAATGCTATTCAATCCCCAATCATGACCAGCCGTGAAATTGCTGATCTCACAGCTAAGCGTCATCCAGATGTTAAAAGAGACATTGAAGTCATGCTGCTTCAGCTTCAGGAAGATGCGAGCAGATTTGCTCACATCTACTTTGACAGCATGAACCGCCAGCAGACTGAGTATCACCTCGACCGTGAGCATACCGAATGCCTTATCACCGGTTACAGCGCCATTCTTCGCATGAAAGTGATCAAGCGACTGCATGAGTTAGAGGAAAGCCAGCCAGTTAAAATCCCGCAGACCTTTGCTGAGGCACTCCGCCTGGCCGCCGAAATGGAAGAGGAGAAGGAGCGCCTGCAGCTGCAGCTTACTGAAGCCGCGCCAAAGGTTGCTTTCGTGGATCGCTATGTCACGGCCACCAGTTCAATGACATTCCGGCAGGTAGCAAAGCTTCTTGATGCTAAAGAGCCAGAGCTTCGCCTGTTCCTGATTGAAAGCCGGGTTATGTACCGCCTTAATGGCGTCCTGACGCCCTACAGCCAGCACATCGAGGCTGGTCGTTTTGAGGTCAGAACCGGAACCACTACCGAATCAAATTATATGTTCAGTCAGTCCCGCTTCACCGCTAAGGGCGTTCAGTGGATTGGCGGGCTATGGACGGCGCATAAGGCTGCAGGCGGTGCTGAGTGAGGGCATTGCTTACACCTGAAATAGCGCCGCGCACAGGAATAGTTCTGTTCAGGCCGGGACCAGAACTGATGAAGCTGTTTAAGTCTCGCGTTGTGATCAGCACTCCGACAATGGATATGGCAGACCTGCCATCAGGGCGGCTGAATGACGGCACCCAGCCGCTGCTTGATGAACCCTCACTGATTCCCTTCTTCGGTCACGAACGTGTGATAGCGGCTGCTGGTGGGCCTAATGCTCTGGCATCTTTCGTCCAGTCATTTGGCTGCTGTCAGTGGGAACAGCCCGAATCATGGCATCACCATGAGTTCACAGTGTCAGAAATCGAAAACGGCCTGGTGTCCCTTTGCTACAGCCACGATAATGAATTCAGGGAAAACGGCGTTCCCGGTAGCCTGGAGAACATCGCCAAAGGCAATACCGCGCTCTGGATCATCAGAGCGGCATGCAACCAGATGGCGCTGAGCGGTGACCACCAGCTGACGTTACCTGAGCTGTGCTGGTGGGCCTCACTGAATGACCTGATTGATCTCATACCGGAAGCACCGGCCCGGCGCGTTCTGCGCATGCCAAAAGAGGTTATTCAGGCTGGCGAACTCAAAGAGGCCAGAATCATTCCGGCGCGTCCGGCACGCGAGGTTATTCAGGACGCGGCACAGGTTGTCAAAAAGATAATCAGCCTCCGTGCCGATCCGGAATCACCGGAATCATTCATGAAGCGCCCCAAGCGCAAACGCTGGGAGAATGAGAAGTACACACGATGGGTTAAGTCGCAGAGCTGCGCATGTTGCGGCAGGCAGGCGGACGATCCTCATCACATCATCGGTCACAGTCAGGGGGGAATGGGGACAAAGGCCCATGATTTATTCGTGATACCGCTTTGCAGGGCGCATCACGATGAACTGCACCGGGACATGAAAGCGTTTGAAGCAAAATATGGCAGCCAGGTTGAGCTGCTATTCAGGTTCCTCGATTTCGCGATTGCAGTCGGAGTGATTGGGACAGACAAAAAATAAAGTGTGTGGAGAGGAATAACTATGCGTGACATGTCACAGATATTAGAGCGTTGGGCGGGATGGGCAAAATCAGAGAGCAGTGGCGTTGATTACTCACCAATTGCAGCTGGCTTTAAGGGGCTTTTACCTCAAATGTCAAAAATGAGCTTATCATGCAGCGATGATGATGGGTTAATTATTGAATCATGCCTGGCTAAACTAAAGTCGAAGCGTCCCGATGAGCATAAATTAATTGTTCTGCATTACTTTTATGACATCTCAAAAAGAAAGCTGGCGCAACGCGCAAAATGTGACGAAAAGTTGATTCGAATCCAAGTGCAAATGGCAGAAGGCTTTATTGACGGCTGTCTTTCAATGCTTGATGTCAAACTTGAGATGGAGTAAAGCTTAGACAGCATGAAGCCCGATTAATCGGGCTTTTCCTCGGCATCAACATCTTTTACATACAAAATTATAGCTGATTTAATTTCACCATCGACATGCTTTGCATTAATACTCAGGTGAACAGGTCTACGTTCCCATTCAGCTTGCTGCAGTGCTTCTTTATTACCTGTTTCATCGAGAAATATATCCTGAACTAAGCAGGTAAGCCGCTGGTCGCTACGTACATTCCTTACTTTAACCTTAAACGCTTCCGGATCGGTGTTATTTACTTCCTCAATCCTGTAAATACCATCGATTCGCATTTCCGAAGAACGCCGACGTGCATTGGTAGTCAATTCGCGTGCCATTTCCGAGTCTAATGTGACGCCATCAATTACTGCTTTGTCGGCTCTCACGAAAGATTTGACCATTTCGCTTTTTGCATCGTAGGCCATGCGGTCCATGTTATCGAGCAATGGCTGCTGTTTCATGAAGTTTGCCATGATCTCTATGCGCTTTGTCTCTTCATGGCTCATAGTTTGCATTGTTTTGAGATGTTCTTTATCACCATCTTTGTTAATTTCAGCAAGCCTGACCTCTTTTCGATTATCGAGATAGCGGCGGAAAATGGAAACTCCACCCCAAATTAAACCGGCGCTGATGACAGTGATCATTATTTCTTGTGCGCTCATTTTCCCCACAAGTTCTTGAGAAAGCTTTGTTAAAAAACCGTTCATATCAACCGTTAAGATTGATGATCCCTGCTTTACCTCAACCGAGATTTCAAGCTCTTCACGGTCTTCTTTCGTCAGGCGCCGAGGATCGGGAGTACCGAATTTTGCCAGGGCAAAAGCTCTATTGATCTGACTTTGCATCTCAATAAAACCTTTCATAACGGAAGGGGTCAAGCTTTGGTTGAAGTTATCGCCTTCAAGCTTAAACGAAAGGTTGGGCCATCCGTCAAACGAAATGTGCTCTGGTAGTTGATGACCAGTCAAGTAATTCTCAATTAGTTGATATGCTTGTTCTTCAGTCGAAACGAGGAGTTCTTCCTGAGCCAAAATGGCGTCCTCTTGTGCTGTGAGTGTAAGTTATACCGAACAGTTAGACATTTTTATGAGTTCGGACCGCAGAAGAATACGAAAATAAAGCATTTGTCTGAAAAAATCATTAGTGCGGTCCGCAAAAACATGTGTATTGTGATAAGAGTGGTTTCTACGCAGTACTGCTTATCATCGTAAAGTGAGTTCCAAATGTGGATGCCAAAGCGCCTCGGGTCTTACCAGCCTGGAGGCGTTTTTTTGTTTTTAAATATACCCTGTAGGGGATGGCAATCTGCCTATCCCTTTTAGGGGATAAGAAATTCACCCTGTTGCCGACGGGCAAGGCACTTACCGCTATCGCGTCAGGGTTCCTACACAAAGAGATCGCCATTAGAACGGCCTTTTTTAAGGACCAAATTCTGCTTTTTGCTCATCAAGGTGTGTTTTCTGTTCAGTTAAGGTGGTTAATATGTACTTCCCAGATAATTCTGAATTGGAGAAGGGCATGGAGATAATTTATAGCCATTTGGTTAATGAAGCGCAGCAGCAGAAGCAGAAGAGCATTGAAAGAAAGCAAAGGTTGCAAGCCGACGCAACCAACCTTATGCAACAGCTAAAAAAATGGCTCTATCTTCCTGAGCAGGATTATATCGGTGAAGACGAGCGCCACCACCCGTGGGTTGATGTTTATATAAAAAATCATGCGGGGAACTATGAGCGCAGGCCGCCGCAGGGGTTGCAGACTGATCGTAATCATGTCCTGAATTTTTATATTGGACTACTAATAGCTGGTGAAGGCCTTTCGGCTGGATGGTTGTATGTTCCTGTAGAAATGTTCTATCAGTCAGGTTCGCTTCATGTTGTGTCAGGAGATGAAAGGTCCCACGTTACGGTATTGCAAGGGAACGATTCTGGCCGATTATACGAAGCAGCTACATTGATAAAAAATAGCTTTATGAAAGCAATAAAAGACCCAAACCTAACTTAAGACCAATTATTTATAAAAAAGGCTCACTTCGGTGGGCCTTTCTCGTTTTTGCGCACACCAATCAGTCTCCACACATACTTTTGATACCGTGGTGCTGCGCAATCCTCTCAATAAAAGTAAGCCGCCATCATCCCGGTGGCGGGAATCAGAGCATGCCTCCAGAAAAAGACCCGGGCTTTTGGGCCACAGTGCTGCTGTGGCTGTATGCCCACAAAACAGAATGGGGATATGCCGGGGTAGCAGGCATGTTTTCACTATTACGCAGTGCCTATGCAAAAAGCCCGTGGAGTAAGCGGGTTCTTGACGCTGTCTCCTGCAGTGCGCTGGCATTCTTTGCTGGCCCGACGCTGCAGGTGATGGGCGCTTTATTTAACTGGAATATCCCCGACGCTGCTGCGCAGGTATTCGCGGTTTACATCGGGTATGTAGGCAATGACTACATCAGCGAAAGGCTTCGCAGGCTGATAGAGAGAAAGGCAGGGGAAACCAATGAAGGTTAGCAATAACGGAATTAACCTCGTCAAACGCTTTGAAGGCCTGGAGCTTAAAGCTTACAGAGACAGTGTTGGCATTCTGACTATCGGTTACGGCCACACCCACGCAGTTAAAGCAGGGGAAATTATTACCGGCGAACAAGCTGATGCTTTCCTTCGTGAAGATTTGCAGGTAGCAGAGCTGACCGTTAACACCAACGTGAAGGTAAAACTCACCCAAGGGCAATTCGATGCGCTGGTGTCATTCGTGTTTAACCTCGGATCAGGCAACTTCGTTAAATCGACACTTATCAAGAAACTCAACGCTGAGGATTATGCTGGCGCAGCTGATGAGTTCGGCAAGTGGGTTAATGCTGGTGGTAAGAAGTTGTCCGGCCTTGTTAAACGCCGCGCAGCTGAAAGAGAGGTATTTCTGACATGAACCCGTTAAACCTCATCAAAACTTTTTCACCTGTCATCGTCATTGCCCTTATCTGCCTGGCACTTTGGATGCTGAATGCCAGAAGCTCACAGCTTGAAGCAACCAATCAGCGCCTTGAGAAGTTGGCGAACAGCAAAGACGAGCAGATTAACGATCTGCGTTCAAAAAACGATGGTCTGGCATCAAGTGTTAACGACCTGGTCAAAGCAGTTAATCAGCAGAATGCGGTGATGAGTCAGGTCACAGAGCAGCGTGCCGTAACCGCCCAGCAGAACCGGAAACTACAGAATGAAATTAAGCGTTACCTCGCGGCGGACAAGTGTGCTGTTGCTCCTGTTCCCCCTGATGCTATTGACCGGTTGCGCGACGCAGCAAAAGCCGCTGGTGGAGTACAGGACAATAAAGCAGCCCCGGTTAAATCTTCCGGCGGAACTGACCAGCAAGATAGAATCGCCGCCGCCGCCGGTGCTCATGACGTTCGGTGACAGCGTGATGCTGAATGCTAAGCTTTATGGCGTTATTGCGCAGTGCAATATTGATCGGGCAGCAGTTCGTAACATGGAAAGCAAATAGCAACATTCTGTAGTAAATCACTGTGCAGTGTAATAACTGATTTTTTTGTTTATGATGTGATGAACAAAATTCGCAATAAGGAAGCTTATGGCTAGCTGGCTCTGTCCGTTTTGCAATCATCTTTCGACAAAAGAATCTGTAAGTACTGAAAGCTCTACCCACGATATAAACAGAACTATTGAGGGAACTTCTAATGTTGAGATCACGTCGTATACTTGCCCAAATCCTGACTGTAAAGAGGTGCAGGTTTTTGCGACGTATTATCGAAAATACTATGAAGCTCCCTATTACAAATATGACCTTATTGAGACATGGACATTACGCCCTCAAGGTAGTGTAAAGGTTTTCCCAGAGTATGTTCCCATAGCAATTCTGTCCGACTACAAAGAGGCATGTCTTATTCAGGAGCTATCTCCTAAAGCGTCAGCCACTTTGTCTCGTCGTTGTTTGCAGGGAATGATTCGCGACTTTTGGGGGGTTAAGGAAAAAAACCTTCATGCCGAGATTCAGGCAATTAGTGATAAAGTTGATCCTGATACTTGGCAGGCGATCGATGCAATTCGAAGTATTGGCAACATCGGTGCGCATATGGAAAAAGACATTGATCTCATCATTGATGTGCATCCTGAAGAAGCGCAATTACTAATTCAGCTGATTGAGACTCTGATTAAGGATTGGTACATCAATAGAGAAGAGCGAAAAGCAAGAGCTAATAACATCATACAAATGGCAGCTGCAAAGAAAGCTCATAAAAATTCATAACCTCCTTCGGGAGGTTTTTTTTGCTGAAAAATTCATTTACTGAGTGCAATTTTCAGCATAAACACAATGAATAATAGGCTGGTGGTCTCACCATTGCCGAGGGTTAAACACGTCCAGCCAGAAGGGAATTCTAATGTCCGAGCCACGCATCTATAACAGCCGCTGGGACAAAGCCAGACTGTCATTCCTTAAGACACATCCTCTATGCGCAATGTGTCACCGACAGGGCAGAGCAGTGGCAGCTGCGGTTGTTGACCACATTAAGCCTCACAGACTAAAGGAATCCATTAACGTTGGTAAGCAGGACGAGATAGCGAAGGCTCAGAAGCTCTTCTGGGACAAGGCTAACTGGCAGCCCCTCTGTAAACAGCACCACGACTCAACCAAGCAGCGCGAAGAGAAGCGCGGTCACGTCATCGGGTGCGATGAGAACGGACTGCCGCTCGATCCCTCATCCCATTGGCGCAAATGAGAATGAATATCATTTTATGTCAAGGGTGAGAGGGGGTTGGGTTCAAATACGAACGATTATCAACACCACCCGGGAGGGTGGAATCAGAGTTCAGGGGCTAATGACCTCCTGACCGCCCGCCCCCCTTTTTATGCACAACCGCGAAATGAAAAGTTTTTTTCTGGGAGGTTTTTATGGCCGGAAGACGACCAAAACCGACCCATCTTAAGGTCGTTACCGGCAATCCGGG